CAATTTTTTGACCGCACTATTAGTGAAATGTACACTGTGGGCGGCCTGGACATCTATGTTCACAAGTATCTGGGCCCACAAACTGGCGGCGAGGACTCTGCGGTGTCGGGCAACTATGATGTCACACAGCCCATTTATGACACGCAAAGCCCCTTGAACATTCAAGACTTGCTGTTGCTAGAAAACCGTGATAGAATCTATGATCCAGACATCTACGTCATGCGTGGTGTGTATCGTGTGCAGGATGTGGACTTTGACTTGACCCAGTTTGGATTGTTTCTGAACTCGGACACGCTGTTTGTGACCTTTCACTATAACGACATGATTGACACATTTGGTCGCAAGCTCATGAACGGCGATGTAATTGAAGTGCCAAATCTGAAAGATTACAACCCCCTAAACGCTGCTTTGCCCCTGGCCTTGCCCAGATACTATGTGATCCAGGATGCCAACTTTGCGTCTGAAGGCTTTAGCCAAACTTGGTTGCCACACTTGTGGCGTGTGAAAGCCACGCCGCTGACCAATGCACAAGAATACAACAGCATATTGGACAAGCCGTTTGTGGCTGAATATATTTGGGATCCAGGTGATTTTTATCCTGGTGGCAGCATTGTAAACTATGGCGATGTTTATTATCGAGCCATTAGAAATGTGCCTGCCGGCACAGACATTACAGACACCACTTACTGGTCTGAATATACTCCGCCTACAATCTCTGACATGCAGAGTACCAGGCCCAAAGATCAACAGATCAACGACGACATTCTTGCTCAGGCCAATGTGGAAGTTCCACTTAGCGGATATGACGTTGAAAAGTTTTATGTTGTGGCCACAACAGAAGATGGACAACCTGCCAATCCAACCAGTTTGAGCACCGTAGATGGCACCACAGTGGATGGCACACAAGGCGGCATGAATGTTACTCCACGGGCAGATGGCTACACAGCAGGGTATCTCACTGGTGATGGCAAAGCCCCTAACGGCTTGCCTGTTACGCCAGGTGTGAGTTTTCCTCCCAACCCTGTAGCCGGAGATTATTGCTTGCGATTGGACTACAAACCCAATAGACTGTTCCGTTACAATGGTCGCATGTGGATAAAGATTGAAGAAAAAGTGCGCACCAATTTGGACAATGGACCTGTCAATCAAACTCAACGCTCGGGCTTTGTGAACAATACATACACTACCAATACCACTGACTTGGGTGCTATACCACAGCGTCAGAGTTTGAGTCAAGCTCTCAAACCCAAAGCAGACAATGGTGACCAAGGTGGTTTCTTGCCACCCAACCCACCACCACCTTATTCAAGATAAACATGCAACAATTTTTTTATGACGCCCAAATACGCAGATTCCTGCTGCAATTTACTAGAATCTTTTCAGGATTCCAAATTGAGTACGGCAACGAAACTGACGGCGTAAACAAGGCCACCTTGTTACGTGTGCCTGTGCGGTATGGTGACTCTAGTCGCAATGCACAAACTATCATTCAAGAAAACTCTGCCAGTGCCTTGCCATCAACTCCCTTGATGACTTTTTACATCAACAATCTTGAATACGATCGACCAAGAATACAAGACCCTACTTTTGTGGATAGATTCTCAGTGCGTCAACGCACATATGATACTGCTACAGAATCATATGAGACCACACAAGGCAATGCATTTACTATTGAACGACTGATGCCTGTGCCATACAAGCTGAGTGTTACACTGGACATTTGGACATCAAATACCAATCAGAAATTGCAACTACTTGAACAAATTTTGACACTATTCAATCCTTCCTTAGAACTGCAAAGCACAGATAACTACATTGACTGGTCAAGTTTGAGTGTGATGTATTTGGATCAACTAAGCTGGAGTTCACGAACCATCCCAATGGGCACAGAAAATCCCATTGACATTGCCAGCCTCAAATTCTCCATGCCAATTTGGATTTCATCGCCAGCCAAGATCAAGAAGCTGGGTGTGGTAGAACGTATCATTGCCGGCATTTTTGACGCACAAGGCGATGCAGCCGATGCCATAACTAATAACGACTTGTTGCTGGGCACAAGACAGATGTTTACCCCATGGAACTACAAATTGGTTGTGATTGACAATCAAATTCAAGTTTTATACAACCCCACAATTGTGCCCAATGGCGGCTATGAAGATCTTGATCCTACTGCTATTGTGGCAAATTCACCACTACTATGGCCTGCGGTGATTTCGGCCTATGGTGTGCTTCGTCCAGGTATCAGTCAAATTAGATTGAATCGTCCTGCTATTGCAGCACCCGACACTGCCAATCCAATTATTGGCACTATCATTATCAATCCTGACGATGACAGATTGGTAATTTTTACGCCTGACGCAGACACTGCACCACAAAACACTCTGGCACCCATTGATGCTATTATTAATCCACTTGTGAGTGGCCCTGGCACAGGATTACCCACACCTGTTACTGGTGTGCGGTATTTGTTAACCGAAAGTACCGGCAACTGGGATAACGTGGACAATCCCACCGCCTGGGACGGCACAAGTGGCCAACCGTTAATTGCTATGGCCAATGACATTATTGAATGGAACGGCACACGTTGGCGTGTGGTGTTTATAAGTGCTGATGAAACTGCCACTCAGTATGTTACAAACATAACTACTGGTACACAATATGAATGGACTGGCGAACAATGGATAAAAAGCTATCAAGGAGTCTACCCACCCGGAGCCTGGAGCTTAGTACTGTAAAGGCTGTGGGCGTTTGGTTTTTGTCCCGGAGTACAGGCCGTTATTTGTATTTGCTACGCAATGATTCCAAGCATCCAGAAACTTGGGGATTGCCTGGAGGCAAAGTTGAATCTGGCGAAACACTGTTGGGCGGTATGGAAAGAGAATGTATTGAAGAGCTAGGACACTTTCCAGAATATCACAGACTTGTACCGCTAGAAAAGTTTACATCAGCAGATGGTGTATTTGAATATCACACTTGGGTTTGTGTATTAGATCGTGAATTTGTGCCGGTGCTCAACGACGAACACATTGGACATGCATGGATTCAAGCCGGTGTATGGCCTAAACCCATGCATCCTGGATTGTGGAACACTGTGAATATTGATGCTGTTCAGCAAAAACTGGCGTCTGTAGAGCGCACAGAGTTAGCCAGTTTATAGTCCGTATCTAAATCTTGTGGAATTGAAGTTTTGTGTTATTTCATCTGTGGTCAATGCTCGATTATAAACCATAACTTGGCTAATTCTTGCAGTGGCATATTCACCAGCAATAGGGTCTCCTCCAACATAGAATGGCATGGCATCGGGCCTTAAATCTGGAGCATCTGCGTCTCTTAATCCTACCTGTGTGCCATTTACATACAGCTTCAGGTTGTTGGTGCCAGCTTGGGTGCCATCGTAAACGGCACATATATTTTGCCATACGTTTAGTGTTTGCAAATAAAATACTTCTGCAGGATACATTTCAAATTTTTGAGTGGTCAATTTGTAAAACTGGAGTGGTGTGGTTCCTCTGTAGCCCATGAGAATGTAACTATCAGAATTTGCTGTTGGATATGCCCAAATATTCCAGGTAAATGCCGTGGCGGCTGTTTGCACTGGAGTTTGATAGGTAAAACTAGTTCTCTGAGTTGCACCACTGCCAAAACTAAAATAACTATCTCTTCCAGCAGCAGTATATGCAGGACTATTAACCAATGTTCCATTGTTGCCGTTGCCTGATAAATCACTCCAAGCGGTACCTGTACCCGGATAACTTGTAGAATCACCTGTGTCTAAAAAAAGTGATAGTCCCGAAGTAACTGGAGGCACTGCTGTGACCGAGACTCCTGGTCCAACAGTAACTCCTGGTCCAATTATTGGCATGTTAGATCCTTCCCACAACAATCTCAATGGTACCCGATATACCATCAAAGTCTTCAACTGCTTTACCAATCACAGTACCCATAGCAGGTGTGGCACATGCTCGAGCAGCACCATTACCAGCTGATACCATCATATCACCCTTGCGTATTGTACCCACAACGCTAGTTGGAGCACGACCAGTTAACGCCAACACAGCCACATGTTCAACATCTAGTCCGGCATTCATCACGTGTGCAGGATTGGTAGATACCACACCAGCCACACGAACATCGTTAGACTCAGTTGCAAGTGTGACTTCTTGACTGCCGCCAAATGTCAACACAGTGCCTGGTGCATACATAGCATCAGCTGCATAATTTTCTGCCAAGTCAGCATATTGTGCTGATGTGGCTTTGGCAAATACAGTGTTAAATCCCACAGTTGAAGTACCAATGTTACCAACACCAGTTAGGTTGTTGTTGTTGATGTTGCCGCCCGAGATGTTGCCTGTTGAAACAGTTAAGCTAGACCCAGTAATGCCAGCGCCTGTTATGGCGCCAGTGGCACTGATCAATCCGCCTGTTAATACGTTACCACCTGTGATATTTGCACTTACTGATACAGTTGTGCCTGTAAATAATGTAGCGTTAACATTGGCACCACCTAAGACATTACCACCGGTGATGTTTCCAGTTGCAGATATCAATCCAGCAGTTCGTAAGTTGCCACCTTGTACGTTGCCAGTCACGCTCAAATTGGCACCGGTATTAACATTGCCTGTGCCATTTGGCGTGAGCACGATATTGGCATTGGCAGCAGATGTTTGAATGTCCAGTTGAGCTGAATCAACGATAGCACCCGACAATAGCAAATTACCAGCTGTGATATTGCCAGTGCTCACTGTCAAACTTGAGCCAGTAATACCAGCACCTGTTATAGCGCCAGTTACTGATACAGTTGTGCCTGTAAATAATGTAGCGTTAACATTGGCACCACCTAAGACATTACCACCGGTGATGTTTCCAGTTGCAGAGATCAGTCCACCTGTGAGTATATTTCCACCAGTTATGTTAGCTGTTGCCGAAAGAGTAGTGCCGCTGATTACATTGGCACCACTAACATTACCTCCTGATCCAGCAGTTACAATGTTACCACCAGTAATGTTACCAGTTGCAGATAACAGTCCACTTGTTAGCAAATTACCACCAGTAATGTTACCAGTTACTGATACTGTGGTACCGGTGTGTGTTGTGGCATTGACGTTTGCACCACCTAATATGTTACCACCAGTGATGTTACCAGTTACTGATACTGTGGTACCTGTGAATAGTGTAGCATTGACGTTAGCACCGCCCAACACATTACCACCTGTGATATTACCTGTTACCGAAACTGTGGTACCCGTGAATAGTGTAGCATTGACGTTAGCACCGCCCAACACATTACCACCTGTGATGTTGCCAGTGGCTGAAATCAATCCAGCAGTTCGTAAGTTGCCGCCTTGTATGTTGCCAGTTACACTCAAATTGGCACCAGTATTAACATTACCAGTACCATTTGGGGTAAGCACGATATTGGCATTGGCAGCAGATGTTTGAATGTCCAGTTGAGCTGAATCAACGATAGCACCCGACAATAGCAAATTACCAGCTGTGATATTGCCGGTGCTCACTGTTAAACTTGAACCAGTAATGGCAGCACCTGTGATTGCTCCAGTAGCAGAAATCAATCCACCAGTTAGTAAATTACCACCAGCAATGTTAGCTGTAACTGATACTGTGGTACCTGTGTGTGTAGTAGCGTTAACGTTTGCACCACCTAGTATGTTACCACCTGTAATGTTACCAGTAGCAGAAATCAATCCACCAGTTAGTAAATTGCCACCTGTGATGTTTGCACTTACTGAAACTGTGGTACCTGTATGAGTTGTGGCATTGACATTGGCACCACCTAGTATGTTACCACCTGTAATGTTGCCAGTAACACTTAGACTTGTGCCAGTAGCATCACCAATGTTTGGTGTGGTAAGTTGAGCACTGGTTTTGACCACAATATTGCCAGTGCTGAATGCTGTGGTAACATTGTCAACCAATGCATTGATCACAGTGCCATTAAGGCTGATACCAGCAGATGTATTTGCTGAGTAAATTTGTGCTTTGCTGAATTCAGCAAATGTGATGTTTGATGTGCCAAATGTAATGGTACCTGAGGGTGCATTAACAATGTACGCTGCGCCGGCATTGACATTGCCACTTTGCACAAAGAAGTAATCATTGATGCCCAATTGAGTTGGACTACCAGCACCATACGTGTCTGCGTCTGTGGCACGAACAATTGTTGTGGCATTGGCCCAGGTATAAACACCATTGAATACTGCATTGCCTTCGTCCTTGACCAGCATTCTTGTGCCAATTGTTTGAATGTTAGCTGTATCAATTAAATTAAACGAACCAGTGGTTGTGAGTGTTGCGCCCACACCGTTTGCCACACCATTTGGTTGTGCATATGTAATTACTCCGCCTGTGGCAGTAGCAAGTGTGGTGATAGTAGCGGCTGTTACCGGTGAATGGTAGGAAATTGCTGTTGACACCAAGTTATCAACATATTGTTTGGTAGCTGCATCAGCGTTTTGTACTGGTTGCGGAACATTGTTGATATACTCGTTGTTGGCATTGATATTGCCTGTGGTGCTAAGGGTTAGGTCACCAGTTGATACCAAAGTCAACCCAGTTCCAACTATGTTGTTAGTGTTTACATTGCCACCAGTGATGTTACCTGTTGCTGAAATCAACCCACTAGTTAGAACATTGCCACCAGTGATATTAGCTGATACACTTACTGTTGCTCCTGTATGTGTGGTTGCGTTGACATTTGCACCGCCTAACACATTACCACCAGTGATATTACCAGTGCTAGAGATCAATCCACCAGTTAGTAAATTGCCACCAGTGATGTTACCAGTTACCGAAACTGTAGTACCTGTATGTGTGGTTGCGTTGACATTGGCTCCGCCCAAAATGTTGCCACCTGTAATATTAGCAGTGGTAGTGATGTTGGCAGTTGAATTAATTGCACTGACAACATTTGAACTCAGACTCAATCCAGCAGCATTCAAGTTACCACCAGTAATATTGCCAGTTACTGATACTGTGGTTCCTGTATGTGTGGTTGCGTTAACGTTTGCACCACCTAATATGTTGCCACCAGTGATGTTACCAGTTGCACTAATCAATCCGCCTGTTAAGACATTGCCACCAGTTACGTTACCAGTTGCACTTGCTGTGCCACCTGTGGCCAAGTTGCCACCTGTGATATTACCAGTGCTAGAAATCAACCCACCAGTTAGTAAATTGCCACCAGTGATATTAGCTGATACACTTACTGTGGTTCCTGTATGTGTGGTAGCATTAACGTTTGCACCGCCTAATATGTTTCCACCTGTGATATTACCAGTGGCAGATATCAATCCACCAGTTTGTAAATTTCCACCAGTTGCATTACCTGTAACTGTCAAGCTACCTAATGTACCTACACTTGTGATATTGGTTTGTGCGGCTGTGGTCAATGTACCCACAATGCTGGTACCTGATAAATTGCCGCCAGTGATGTTACCAGTTGCACTAATCAATCCGCCTGTTAAGACATTGCCACCAGTTACGTTACCAGTTGCACTTGCTGTGCCACCTGTGGCCAAGTTGCCACCTGTGATAGTATCTGCTGATGTAATTGTGCCAGTTGCACTAATCAATCCGCCAGTTAAGATGTTGCCACCGGTAATATTACCTGTGGCTGAGATCAATCCAGTTACGTATTCACCTGTGGTAGCATACACAGCCACATTGCTTGTGCCACCCACCCCAATAGCTACGTTGCCACCAGAACTTACCACCCGAACATTACTTGTGCCATTTTGTATCGAAGTAGCATCAATGCCTGTTAGCTGGCTGCCGTTACCTAATATGTAGTTGCCTGTGATGTTGCCTGTGGCACTGATAATATTGGCTGAACTGATGTTATTGCCAATGATATTTGATAGTGAAGTTAAATTTCCAATTGCACCAATGGTGCCAGTTGAATATAATCCAAATCCTTCAGTGGCACTTTCGCCAATTCTGACTGTGACATTTCCATTCGCACCTTCTTGATACAAAATAATATTAGCTGATAGTGTGCCATTGTTGTTAAAAAATATTTTACCATTTCCACTTGCATTCAGAGCTCCTGGAATAATAATGTTTGCAGCGGTAGACAATGTTCCAGAAGTTTGTAAATTGCCACTTGTAATATTGCCTGTTACTGAAACTGTGGTACCTGTATGAGTTGTTGCATTAACGTTAGCACCACCCAAGATATTACCACCTGTGATGTTGCCTGCTGCACTGATCAATCCGCCTGTTAGTATGTTATCACCAGTAATATTTCCTGCAGAACTAATCAGTCCAATAGTTGCTATGTTGCCACCAGTGATGTTTCCTGCAGAACTAACAACTCCAGCAGTTAACAAATTACTACCTGTGACGTTGCCTATTGCTGATACTTGGCCAGCTGACAACACATTATCACCTGATATGTTACCAGATGCGTTTACATGATTGGTTACAACAACGTTATTAGCCGAAACATTAGCTGAAGTAGTGATAGCCGAAGTTGAATTGATTGCACTTAGAACATTCGAAGCTAAACTCAATCCTGACGCATTTAGATTGCTGCCTGTGATGTTTCCTGTAGCACTAACAACTCCTGTGACATATCCGCCTGTTGTAGTAACTACAACTACGTTTGTGCTTCCTCCGATGGTAAAGCTAACGTTTCCGTTGGCAACTGGGATTTCGACTGAAGTGGATCCATTGGTGATTTTGTCGCCAATAATATTTCCACTCAAAGAAGCATTGCCCACAACTGTTAGATCACCAGCAACAATAGTATTTCCGCCAACGCTTAATGCACCGTTGGTATTTAAATTTGTACCGGATACATTGCCAGTGGCACTAATAGAAGTAGGATTAAAAACACCAACTACAAGAGTACCGGCAGCGGTAATATTGCCACTTGTTGAAATTCCAGTTGTGCCGTCTAGTTGAATTGCCATGATTTATCCTCATATTTGATATTTAGCATCATGTTGGCGTAAAGATTGTGAGTGTAGAATCTGTAGGCACAAAGATGTTGCCCGACGCTGATATAGTCAGTGGACTAATCATCACTGCATTTACTTCATTTGGCACAAGTGCAAGGGTGTTTATAGTTTTGGGTGTGGAAATTGGGCCCTGAACAAACAAGCTACCTGCACCCATCACAACAGAATTTGCCACAGTAGCCACAGCAACTTGCACATTTCCATTGGCTGCAACAATTGCTACATTACTTGTTCCGTTAGTAATTTGGTTGGAAGTTGATGTAATCCCAGTAAGTTGGCTGCCGTTTCCAATAAAATAATCGCCAGTGACGTTTCCACTTACACTTACAAATTTATTACTAGCAATGACCGTAACCACATTGCTGTTATTTTTGTAAAATAAATTGCCATCGGTATAGTTGATGGCCAACTCACCGGGAACTAAATTTCCAGTGCCTGGTATTGAGTTGGCTACACTTGATCGTTTAAGCTGTACTGTATTTGTCATTGATCATGTTTTATTTTAATACAGTCCGCCGTCCACAGTAGACGCTGTATCTAACACTTGGTTTACACCTTGGAAGATGTTGCCACCGGTAATGTTGCCAGTTCCGCTCACAATGCCTGCGCCAAACAATATGTTGCCACCGGTGATATTGCCTGTAGTAATGATTATACCACTACCGCCCAGGATGTTACCACCAGCAATATTAGCTGCTGATGTAATATTTCCTGTTGCTGAAATCAATCCACCTGTTAAGACATTGCCACCAGTTACGTTACCAGTTGCAGAGATCAATCCACCAGTTAGTACATTTCCACCGGTTACATTACCAGTAATAGAAGCCAAGCCAGCTGAAGTGATATTACCACCAATCACATTGCCTACTGCTGATACTGTGGTTCCAGCGGTAATGCTGTTAACAGCATTTAAATTGTTGGCAGCAAAGTTATTTGCTGTTGCAATTGCAGTAGCATTAGCAGTGAATGATTGATCGCCAAGATACAGTGAATTTCCAGCTAGGAACAAATCTTTCCAAAGTTGTCCAGGACCGCCCAAATTGAACGTTGCATTGGCGCTGGGCAACAAATTGCCAATCACGTTGCCACTGATACTCAAGTCAACTGTCTTTGTCAACGCACCAGCAATCAAATTACCACCAATCACATTACCAGTGGCTGTTACCAGTCCACCTGTGATTAGATTAGCACCAGTAATATTTCCACCTGCGCTTGCTGTGCCGCCAGTGGCCAAGTTGCCACCTGTGATTGTAGCAGCAGCAGAGATCAATCCACCTGTTAAGACATTACCACCAGTGACATTACCAGTAGCACTTGCGGTACCACCTGTGGCCAAGTTGCCACCTGTGATTGTGGCTGTGGCAGAGATCAATCCACCTGTTAGGACATTACCACCTGATACATTTGCAGAAGATATAATGTTGCCAGTTGCAGAGATCAATCCACCAGTGTTGATGTTTCCACCATCCACATTACCTGTGGTGCTGATATAACCGGATCCAGCAGTGATGTTACCACCGGTTATCAAGCCAGTTACACTTAGACTGGTACCTGTTGCAGCACCAATATTTGGTGTGGTGAGTTGGGCACTGGCTTTGACAACAATATTACCACCACCATCAAATGCTGTGGTTGTGTTATCAACTTTGGTGCTGAACACTGTGCCAACAAGACTTATACCAGCTGAAGTATTGGCTGAGTAAACTTGTGTGCTACTAAATTCAGCAAACGTAATATTTGAAGTACCGAATGTAATGACACCTGCTGGCGCATTAACAATAAATGCAGTTCCTGCATTGACATTACCACTCTGTGTGAAGAAGTAGTCATTTATACTAAATGATTCTGCACTATCTGATCCATATTGGTCAGCATCTACAGAACGAGTGATCACTGTGGCATTAGACCAAACATAAACACCGTTTAGCACAGCGTTGGCTTCGTTCTTGACCAAGATTCTTGTGTTTGCGGTCTGAACGTTGGCAGTGTCAATTAAATTAAAACTACCAGTTGTGGTAATTGTTGCACCAATGCCGTTGGCCACACCATTTGGTTGTGCATATGTGATTGTACCACCTGTGGCTGTGGCCAGTGTGGTATTTGTGGCGGCAAACACTGGTTGGTGGAAAGCAAACCCAGTGGTTACAGCATTGTCAACATAGTACTTGGTAGCAGCATCTTGACTTTGCAATGGTTCGGCTAGGCCGTTGATAATAGTGTTGGCAAGAACAATATTACCAGTGCCATTTGGATACAAGTTAATATTGCCATTGCTAACAGATTCAAGAGTCAGTGTATTGGTTTTGCCAATAATGTTTGAAGTGTAAACTGCTGTGCCAACGTTAACATTAGCACCATCAACGTTTCCTGATGCAGATACTCTAACAGTTAATAAATTGCCGCCAGATATATTAGCAGTTGTTGTGATATTAGATGTGGTATTGATTGCACTGATCACATTGGCGCTTAAACTCAATCCTCCTGTTAATATGTTGCCACCTGAAATATTACCTGTAGTAGAGATATTTCCAGTACCAACAATACCCACTGTGTTTATGTTGCCAGTTGAACTTAATGTTGAACCAGTAATTGTAGTGCCAGTAATTGTACCAGCAGAACTGATCAATCCACCTGTTAAGATATTACCACCAGTGATATTACCACCAGCACTTGCGGTGCCACTAGTGGCCAAATTGCCACCTGTGATTGTGGCAGCAGCTGAAATCAATCCACCTGTTAGGACATTACCACCGGTAACGTTTGCACTGGCACTGATCACGCTGGAAGTTAATGAATTGGTAACGCTAATATTATTAGCAGCTAAATTGCCAGAAGTACTCAACTGGCCGGTAGTGTTTAAATTTCCGCCGGTAATATTACCTACGGCACTAACTTGTCCACCTGTTGTGATATTGCCACCAATTACATTGGCTGTAGCCGAAAGAGTAGTACCACTGATTACATTGGCACCACTGATGTTGCCACCTGAACCAGATGTGCTAATATTGCCACCAGTGATGTTGCCTGTGGCACTGACTTGTCCACCAGTCGTAATATTGCCGCCGACGACATTGGCTGCACTGGTAATTGTTCCAGTTGAACTGATCAATCCACCAGTTAATACATTGCCGCCGGTGATATTACCAGTTACACTTTGCGCACCACCAACACTCAACAGTTGAGTTGAGTCGTTAAACGTAAAATTGGCGCTGGCACCAAATCCACCTGAACCATCATTGTATTGAATTTGAGTGTTAGAGCCAGCTGGTTGTTGGAAATCCCAGGCCACACCATTGGCATGGTACAATCCATCAGTTAACAAATTGCCAATTGCTGCATTGGCAGTTGTGGTAATATTACTTGTAGAATTGATTACACTAAGCACATTGCCACTTAGACTCAATCCAGCAGTATTTAGATTTCCACCTGTGATGTTGCCATTAGCACTGATCAATCCAGTGATGTATGCACCAGTGGTGGCAAACACAGCCACATTCGATGTGCCGCCAATTCCAATGGCCACGTTGCCACCTGAGCTGACCACACGTACATTTGACGTGCCATTTTGTATTGAAGTAGCATCAATGCCAGTTAGTAAGCTGCCGTTGCCTAAAAAGTAATTGCCGGCTATGTTACCTGTGGTGGTTATATTGGATGTGGTGTTGATTGCGCTGATTACATTACCACTCAAACTCAACTGTCCAGTATTGACATTGGCACCGGTGATATTGCCTGTTACCGAAACAAACTGTTTGCTGGCAATAGTTTGGACTGTGCCGCCGGAGTCTTTGTAGAATAAATTGCCGTCTTGATAATTGATGGCCAACTCACCCAGGGCCAAATTGCCGCTAGCCGGCACAGCATTTGCTGTGCCCGAGCGTTTAATTAAAATTGTATTCGACATTTTATTTTTTTCCTAAATTTTTCAAAACTCACCACCAGTTACCACCTGGAAATCGTTAACGATCTTTACCCAACCTGTCCAAGTACCTGACCAATACGCACGATTCCACTGTATTTTTACATTTCCATCTTCTACCGTGCCCGGGAAAAACACCTGCTCAATTGCAGTATTTGTACTGTTTGACACTTGCAATAGTCCCACAAAAACCTGGCTATCCAACGGAGTACCGATGGTTCCTGACCAACTTGCTCTATTTACCGTATATACGCCCATTTGAATCAGCGTGTTCCAATTGTTTGTGTCGCCACCGCGATCTGCCATTACACTGCTCAGTGCCTGTCCATTGCCTACAAAATTACCAGCAACAACATTGCCAGCAACAGACAGAACATTGGTTGCAGAATTAAATGTAAATGTGTTGGCAGTTCCAACAACTCCGTTGTTGTTGAACAGTACTTCGGTGTTGGCACCCGAGACAGTCAAATTACCAGTAATATTGCCAATGAAATTGGCGGCCGTTACATTGCCTGCAACGCTTACTCCAGTTTGAGTAAAAACTGCTACATTACTAACATTGTTCACACTCACAGTAACATTGGCATTCTCTTCACCAATTCTTACATTACTATTGCCATTGATAATTGAACTACCGCCGCTTACTACAATACCTGTTAATTGACTACCGTTGCCGATAAAATAACTGCCAAATACATTACCACCAGTTATGACATTGGTGCCTGAAATGTTTGCGCGAACAGTCAATGCTGAATTCACATTGCCAGCAATGCTGAGATTGCCTGAAAGATTTACATTGGCACTGGTGATATTACCTGTGACCGAAACTGTATTGCCTGCATACAAAGCAGCAATAACATTAGCACCGGTGATATTGCCTGTTGCTGATACAGTTCCACCGGTTCTAATATTTCCGCCAGTGACATTAGCAGTTGTTACAACTGGTCCGGCCAAGCTGACCAAGTTGCCTGTGTAAGTTGGAAGATAAGCAGCTACGTTGGCATTTGAATAGTTGGTGTTGCCGCCACCACTAATACCTGTTAAAAATGCACCATTGCCATAGTAGTACCGAGCATGAACTTCGTCAAACTGTTTTGCACTGCTTCCTAAATCGTATACAGAATCTATACTAGGTATGATACTGCTGTTTGCTTGTATTGCTCCAATGCCATTTGCACTGATTATTAGATCCTGGTTAATAATTGTTGTGCTAATGACATTGTCTTTGAGGCTTATGGTTGTTCCAGGTATGCTGTTGGCACCTTGTGGGAATGGAGCGCCATTTGCATAATAATAATTGTCTGTATACAATGCTGTGGTAACAGTGTTGCCAGACACACTGACACTGGTAAAAGTTGGCGACCCACCATTGGTCACAACTGTTGCATTGTTAACAACTAAATTTCCACCGCTTATTGTGAGTGGAATTGATTTAAGATATAGTGTATTAGCTATCCAAGCAGTGTTCCATTGATTTCCAACATTGCCCAAACTGAAAACATTGCTTGCTGGCAAAATATTACTTTGAACATTGTTTAGATTAATATTACTTGCACCGCCAGCTATGCCAGTTAAAAAATATCCGTTGCCAAAGAAAAACTGCCCAGTAACATTACCAGTGGAAGTTATATTTCCGTTGACAGAAGCGGAGTTGCTTACAAGATACCTTGCATACAACGAATCAAAGTATCTGGTAGGACTGCCAAGATCATACACAGAATCAATACTGGGTACTGTGGTGCTAGATAATGTTACATTGCCAACACCGTTGCCGGCCAACACAAGATCAAGATTGGTTACGTCAGTGGTAATTTTATTGTTAGAAATTACTACTTGTGAATTTACAGGGCCAGCAGTCCAAACGTTGGCAAAATTGTTGTTTACAGCATTGAATGCATCGCGCAGAGATTCACCGGTACCGTCATTGGCAACTTGGCCTACATTGATTATTTGTTGTGGTTCACTCATGCTGAATCTTGATCCTATGGTATATTTACCGGAACCTAGACCTTGCCAAGATCAGGTCAAACGCCAAATTGGCTTTGAAATTCTGCTATGTTTAGACGCGAATGTCGAGGATGTTTGTGAAATTCTGGTACATCTGCTGTGACTGCGCCATGCACTCTAATAAAGTTTGTGTGCGGGTAATCTTGCATTATTTTGAGCAGCTGGCGTTCCCAATTTCCAGTATACGTCGGAGTCGAAGCACTGCGTTTGTAAAATTCAGAATCTGCATACACATTGTTGAATCTATCATTAATACCAGCCATGTCAAATCCCAAAAGATACACGGTTAAATGCTTGTCTACTGCTGCTATAGCCGCTGCCAATGGTCCAGAACTGTACCCCCAGTATGGGTCGGGCACACGGTGTGCGCCCAGACCTTCAAGTGGTTTTCTAGTGTAAAATTTATTTTTTAGTGGATATCCCGAGTGCTGTATTTGCTCACTAATTGGACGATCTGTAGCAATCAACACATCTGGTATAAAATCTCTGTATAAGGCGTTGCACCCATAGATTGTGCCGTGAGAGCGTAGATTTTCTAAATTTACGCCTTTGCGACTTACTCCGTTGCCCAATACAAATGCTGTGGTCATAAAAAATCCCCACAGTAATTATCTGCAGGGATCTCAGGGTTAAATCAATTAAGATACAACTTTGTTAATTTGTGCCAATTGCAATGAACCGTTTTGAGCCTCAACGCTGTTGATAATCTCTGCACCAGACCATGTAACTGTACCTTCGTCTGTGAAGAAGTTAGTAACATAGAAGTTTTCGCTACTTTGAATGTTAACACCAAGGTTGCTGTCAGCATAGGTGCCATAGGTCATGCCATTCCAATCACGCACCCATTTGTTGGTGATGTAACTGGCGTATACCGCAGCACTGTCGCCCACCGAATATGAAATACTCATATTGCCAGCTGTAGGTGAACTTGAGTTAGACAAAACGCACTGCCCAACTGCGTATGCTGTTCCTGTACCAGCACCTATGCCAGTAGCTGTAAAGATATCACCAGCTGCTGCTGTTATTTCACCGCCAATTAAATTCCATGAGGTATTACCCGGATCAACAATTTGATACGCTTGTCCTACAATAAAACTACCTGCTGAAATTTGAGAAGCTGTTGCTGCCACTAAAAACTTGTGACTGCCTTTCTGGCGAATAATTCTTCCGGCACCTGAACCAGTGTCTGTTCCATCAGCCAACAAAATGTTAACCAATGCAGCAATTTCTGGAAATGTTGCACTTGCTGTAGAAGTGGCTGGTGATCCACCAACCACACCCAAGAAGTCAGTAGCACTGAGTGTGTCTGCACTGTTGTATACTGGGTCAGTTAAACTACCAAAGTTAGGATAACCGGCACCTGTTATTGTAGACAACGCAGGTTGGTTGATTGATCCGTTAGCATTGATTGTGATACCGTTATTGGTACCTGTTTTTTGAATTTTTAGAGCTCTTCCCATTTGATTTCTCCTTATAGAAGCCCAATGCGGGTTCTAGCCGCTACGCAGGGGTGAACTGCATAAAACGCCAAATTGCGTTGACAAGTATTTAGCGAAAATGTAAAATGGAACCAACTGCACCTTAAATATAGCCATGGACACAAACACTCTCATCGCTCAAGGCAACGACCTTAGAGCACAACATCGACCTTTAGAAGCTCTCAAATGTTATGCTCAGGCATTTGTTGACGATCCTGACTCATCAGCGGCTTGGAACAACTATGGCAATGTCATGAGAGAATGCGGTCAACCTCAACGAGCAATTCCATTTTTACAACATGCCATTATATTAGAACCCACATCAGCCACAGCACAATTTAATCTTGCTGTGGCCTTATTGCAGATGGGCAATTATGAACATGGCTGGCGCCAGTACGAAACTCGCTGGAACTACGAGCACTTGGCAGGACAACTGCCCAAATACACACAGCCACGCTGGACTGGTCAAGATCTCAAAGACAAAACCATACTGGTAGAAGGCGAGCAAGGTCACGGAGACAACATCCAGTTTGTGAGATTTATTTACAATCTACACACAATGGGTGCGAAGATCAAACTCAAAGTAACAGACTCATTGATTCCGTTGTTTGCTGGAAGTCCTTTGCTGGAAGCCATTGGAAGATATACTGATGACCTTGGAGACTTTGATTACTGGACTCCTATCATGAGTATCCCGGGTATTCTAGGTGTAACACTAGAAAACTTACCACGGCCTGTAAACTATCTCAATGCTGACATGGGCAAACAACAAGAGTGGCTGCAACGCCTGGGTCCAAAGAATCGCATGCGTGTTGGGTTTTGCTGGAGTGGTAGAAAAGACAACTGGTTAAATGAACACAAAGGCATGCCGTTTCCTGTGATGCTAGACTTAATTAAGTCCAATCCACAGTATGAGTGGGTTAACTTGCAAATTGATGCTAATGCAGAAGAAGAAACTGAACTGGCTGCTGCTGGTGTAAGCAGATTTCCCGGTACCATACAAAATTTTGCAGACACTGCGGCCTTAATCATGGCCATGGACGTTGTGATTGGTGTTGATACGGCTGTAAGTCACTTGAGTGGTTCACTAGGTAGACCTACTTGGATCATGCTCAACTGGTTTGGTACAGATTGGCGCTACTTGTTAGGACGTGATGATTGCCCTTGGTATTCAACTGCACGACTATTCAGACAGCCTGCACAAGATGACTGGGCGTCAGTCACAAAGAAAATAGCTCAATATCTCAGTTGGTTTAAAGTTTAATCAACTTTTTTAAATCTGCTGACCAAGGCACGTTAAAAATGTGCATGCCACCGGCTGTGACTCTGTCAGGATGTAACAATGGCGTTACTGATGGTAATTTAGTCCAATGCACACCTGGCTTGTGATGATGCTCTTGATGCAGTCCTGAGTTAAAACAAAACGTATTGTACCACCAGTTGTATATTCCCACAGAGTCTTGTGTGGTGTCTCCTCTGCGATCATGGGCTCCCCAATGTTCTCCGTAATGCCAGGCAGCATTTAAAAACTGCATGACTGGGCACACTACAAAAAACCACCAAAGACCATATTCAAAGTTCAGCAACAACAAAAGCAATGTAAACGCTGCCAGGGTGCCTGCTTCTCTTTGCCAGTGTGCCAGTTTAACCAATGGCATTAATTTTATTTTGCCAGTCGCCCAGCCATACAAAAAGTTAGTTTTTACAGTCCAGCCCAAACAAAATTTCCAGGCGTTTTCGGCTTGACCGTCAGTTCCGTTGGCTAGTACGCTGATTATATCTTTACTCACCGGAGGATCGTTTACAAATTTGTGGTGAATCAAATGTGAATTTCTATACACTTGTACGGGAGTTGCACCTGCTACTGACAACACACATTCGTACACACGATTTAGTATTTTGCTGTTGAATGTTTCCCAATGTGAATGATGATGTACTGATGTATTATTACAACACAGTATTAACATCACATGCAGCGGTAACAGCAACACCCACCATACAACATCTGGATTAGAGATTGCAAAAATCATTGGCACTGCCACAGTTACTAACGTTTGAACTAACAAAAATATATCTCTAACAGAGTGTCTGAATACTCGCATGCAAATACTTAGCCAACAAAAAACCTGCCAAAGCAGGTTCTTTGCCTTCCCATCCCTGGGTTGGTTCTCTGATTAGGAGAATGACAAGTTAGATACTGCGATCTCACCAACATAGTCACCGGCGTTACCGAATGACGATGCAGTGTTGGTCAACTCAATGTAACCATAACG